GTGAAGAAGGATTCAGTTCGTGGAGTGAACGCGTTCAACCGTCGCATCGCCGAGCAACGTCTGGAGCGCACATTCCAAAAAGCGATCTGCTTGCCGCGCGACTACATGTCCGGTTTGAAATATGAGGGCATAGTCGTTCACCTCGCTGGCGACACCTTCTCCGGCGACATCCACGAGGAGTTGGCCCGCACCAACGAGGCCACCCCGCTGGAGACACTCCTCTACTGGCTCGACCCGTTCGTCGCCGGGTTCAAGATGCTGGCCGATCAGTACGACAAGGTTCACGTGGTGTCGGTCCCAGGCAACCACGACCGAACCACCAGAAAGCCGGTGATGAAAGGCCGTGTCGAAACGTCGCTGCATTACCTGTTCTCAAAACTTCTCGAACGCGAATTCAAGGGAGACGACCGCATCACCTGGGATATTCCCCAGTCGCCGGACGCGATGACGGTTGTTTACAACACCCGCATTCTCACGACTCACGGCGACCAGTTCCGTGGCGGTGGCGGCATCGGCGGCATCTTGATTCCGATTCTGCGGGGCGACGCCAAGAAGCGTCAACGACAGCAGGCTGTCGGTGAGCCATACGACTTGATGGTGCTCGGACACTTCCACCAGTACATCGCTGGTCCCGGAGTTCTCATCAACGGCTCGCTGAAGGGGTATGACGAGTACGCGTTCCAAAACAACTTCGCGTATGAGGCTCCGCAGCAGGCACTTTTCCTGGTGACCCCGGAGCACGGTCCGAACTTCTATTTGCCGATCCAATGCGCCAATAAGCGTGAAGAGCGCTGGTAACACGCGTCACGAGCGCATTACAGCCGCTTGAAATAGGTGGGGGTACATAGAGGTACCCCCACCTTTTCAATGCCCTAAATCGCCTTCTTTACGCGATTGATGTAGTCCGGGTCCGAGTGGAGATACAGCGTCTGGGTGATCGATGGGTTCGCATGACCCATCATCCGCGAGATGTCCTCCAAAGCAATCTTGCCTTCACGACGCCACTTCGAACCGCAGTAATGCCGGAGGCTGTGCAACGCCAAGTGCTCGGGGTAGCCAGACTTCTTGCGCAAGCGCTTCATCACGACACACCAGTTGCTGTTCGTGATTGCATTCCCGGTCTCAGTCTGGGCGATGAACTCGCCATCTTCGCACGTGTCCACGAACTCTTTCAGGACATCGACACGATCCTCGGCGATCACTACACGGCGGACACCCGCCTCAGTCTTGGGACGCTTCACCTCACCCGGCTCGCGAGACGTTTTGACAAACACGACGCGCTCGGCAAAGTCGAAGTCTGAGGGACGCAGGCCGCGGATCTCCGACCAGCGAAGACCACACGTGCGAGCCATCTCGACGATGAACCCGTACAGGGCCTTCATAGCCCAGGCCGTGGCAACCAGTGAATTGGCTTCCGATTCCTTGGGAAGTTCCCACGACTCGACGGGACGGAGTTGAACGTCCATCACCCCGTTCTTGCCTCGCGGCATGCGAAGGTTCGCAGACGGCTCCTGCCCGGCGACCCAGACGCCATGCTTGACACCATAGTTCCCGATGTAGCGCAGAACTTTCTTGGCCTTCGAGACGGTGTGCTTTGAGAAGCCGGCGTCGGAGATCTGTTTCAAGACCGCCTTGCAGTCCTCCTGGGATACCGTACGCGCCTTCTTCGAGCCGAGCGCTGGGATGATGTGGATGCGCAGGATCGAGCGAAGGTTCTGATACGCCTTCTCGTTCCAGCCCTCGAACTCGTCCCGTGCCATCGCCTTATCGGCGACACCACCGAACGTGCCTTCAGGTGAGCCCGAGCCGCCGGCGGCGATGCGGGCCTCGACTTGCCGGGCAAGATCGCAAGCCTCCTGCCAGGAGGTCTTGGTGCGCTCGACGACCTTGCCGTTCTCGCGCCAACGGATACGGACATGGTCTGCCCGTTCGACCACCGATACGGTGCCGAACTTGGCCTTACGTAGTTTCTTCATTATGCAGCCTTCTTTCTTGATTTGATTTGAGGCCCGCGGGACTTCCCTCTTAGGAGGTCCGGCGAGATGTACATGTAGTCGCTGTTGATTGATTTGGATCGGGCCACCCAGCGGTCCAGCTCATCGCTGTTGATCCGCGGGGACTTGGGCCCGATGTACACGACCGCCGGGAAGGTCGAGTCGGTACGCGCCTTGCGCCATACCGTCGTCCTGTGCCAGCCGAGTCGCTTAGCTGTCTCTGTGATGCTGATAAGCATGAAGAGACGGTGACTGCAAGGCTGGCTATGACACTCCCCGCCAAAGATTCGACATCGACCAGGGCGAAACGTGGGGAAGAAAATGGGGAAGCACCTGCTAAACGCCAATAATGACGGGGCTAACAGGGCATGAATATCTTGCCTTCCAAGCAAGTTACGACACCTCACGCGTTGGGCGCATTTTCGCAAAACCCCGATGATCATTGGCTTTTCGGGCATTCCCCTGGTAGCGGGTGTCAGCAGAAATGTGGGGAAAAACGTGGGGAAACGGCACGAAAAGGTCCGATTGTGGGGAAGAACGTGGGGAAGACTCATATAGTTTGGACAGTACCACTGCGGGTGAAGTGTTGTGGTGGCACCTCTGCCTTCCAAGCAGATAGGGCGGGTTCAATTCCCGTCACCCGCTCCAGGAAACACCGGATGGTTACGGTTTAGAGCATGCCTTCTAAGAAGCCCGCGAAGAAGAGCCATCCCAAGGCTGCCCCAAAGAGTAAGTCTGGAAAGCCGCGGAAGTCGTTAGCGAGTCCAGCCAAACAAGTTGCAGCAGTTTCAAGCCCCCGGGATCTCACCGCGGCGAAGGCCGGAAAGAAGGACGAGTTCTACACCCAACTTCCGGACATCGAACGGGAGATGAGGCACTACAAAGACCACTTCAAGGGCAAGGTTGTTTATCTCAACTGCGACGACCCACGGGTCAGCAACTTCTTCCACTACTTCTCATACAACTTCGAAGCCCTCGGCCTGAAGAAAGTAATCGCAACTTGCTACAAGAGCCAGGCGACGGACCTCTTCAGCCAGAACGACAGTGAGCAAGCCATATGGCTCGAGTACACCGGCGACAAGGACGGCAACCGAGTACCTGACATTGATGAAATTGGCGTCAAGCCACTGAGTGGTGACGGAGACTTTCGCAGCCAAGAGAGCATTGACTTATTGAAACAGGCCGACATCGTCGTCACTAATCCCCCGTTCTCACTCTTCCGCGAGTACATCGCACAACTAATGGCCCACGAGAAGAAGTTCATCGTTCTTGGCAACATGAACGCAGTCTCATACAAGGAAGTTTTCCCACTGTTTCGAGCTAATCGAATTTGGTATGGGCCAAGCATTAGCAGCGGAGATCGCGAATTCGGAGTGCCAGCGAGCTATCCATTAGCAGCAGCCGGAAGCCGAGTAGATGAACACGGAAACAAATTTGTACGGGTGAAGGGCGTTCGCTGGTTTACCAACCTCGATTTCCCGAAGCGCCACGAGGACCTGATTCTCTACAAGACCTACAGTCCCGCGGAGTACCCCACTTACGACAACTACGACGCGATAGAAGTCAGCAAAACCAAAGAAATCCCAATGGACTACCCCGGCGTAATGGGTGTTCCAATTACTTTCCTGGACAAATACAACCCAGACCAATTCGAGATACTCGGAATGGCTGCTTCAAGCTATGACGAGTACATGATGGGTATCCCATTCAAAGGGCAAAAGGATGGGCGCCCGATAGTGGCTGGAGCAAACGTGTACGCCCGAATCTTCATCAAGAGAAAGCGCTGATCATGAAAATTGAACTCACCAACGTCGCGATCCGAGAACTTGCCAAGGAGTACCAGGACAACGCCGAAGAAGGAGTAGTCGGATACTCCGGCCGCCTCGACATACGACCACCCTTTCAACGGGAGTTCGTATATAAAGACAAACAGCGAGACGCTGTCGTCGACACCGTGTTCAAGGGCTACCCACTAAACGTCATGTATTGGGCTGTCAAAGTTGACGGCAACTTCGAGATCATCGACGGTCAGCAGCGAACCATCTCCGTCTGCCAATACGTCAACGGAGACTTCTCATTCGGCGACCGGTACTTCCACAACCTGCAAGACGACGAGAAAGAGAAGTTTCTCAACTACGAACTCACCGTCTACCGATGCGAAGGAACTGACAGCGAGAAACTCGCATGGTTCAAAACCATCAACATCGCCGGTGAGAAACTCACCGACCAAGAACTACGCAACGCTGTGTACTCCGGTCCGTGGGTCACGGCCGCTAAGAAGATATTCAGCAAGACCGGGTGCGCCGCCTACGGCCTCGGAAGCGACTACGTCTCAGGCTCCCCCATCCGCCAGGACTACCTCGAAACCGTCATCGACTGGATCAACAATGGCGACATCGAGGGCTACATGGCCACCCACCAGCACGACCCGAACGCCAACACCGAGTGGCTGTACTTCCAAGGTGTTATCAACTGGGTGAAAGCGACGTTCCCGAAGTACCGAAGAGAGATGAAGACGGTCGCCTGGGGCCCTCTATACAACGAACACAAAGACAAGCCACAGGATGCGAAGAAACTCGAAGAGAAGATCGCGCAACTGATGGCAGACGACGACGTGACGAAGAAGTCCGGGGTCTACCACTACGTTCTCACCGGTCATGAGCCAAGCCTGAGCATTAGGGCATTCACCGACAACCAGAAGCGAGAAGCGTTCGAGCGCCAAAAAGGCGTCTGCCCGAAGTGCAAGAAGACTTTCGACCTAAACGAGATGCAGGCCGACCACATCACGCCTTGGAGCAAGGGCGGAAAGACCACTTCCGACAACTGCCAGATGCTGTGCAAGGACGACAACCGTCGCAAAAGCGACGTCTAAACCTCCCGCTCACGAAACGGTGATTTCAGCGGCGTCCATGACTGCTTCGTCGGGCTGGATGGCTCACCGTTATGCCACCTCATCATCCGCATCTGAAACTTCTCAAAGACGGGTATCTCCCCACCCGACCGAATCGCGCCCATGGCAAGGCCACAGATGAACATCAACAACGGCCCCACAGACTCTCTAAATGCCGACCAGCCGCCGATCCACAAAGCATGGACACTCGCCGACAAATAGCCGAGTACGTATGCGGTAAAGAACCGATACAAGAGGCGGTACCTCACCTAACTCGCTGTAACCGCCCTGAGACGCTGCATCGCATCTCGTAATGCCTCTGCCAAAGAACCGGTAGCTGACCCGTCGTCTGATATCACACTGTGCTCATCATCTTGAAACGCAAGTGCAGAGGCGGTATCCAAGTCCCGGTTCACCACCGAAACGAGACGAACTCGGCGACGCTTCGGATGCATTGACGGCATCGTCTCGTCATCATCCTTCATGCCTGAAATCGGGGCGGCCCACCCGCAAGTTTCGAGACCGAGGATCGGGGCATCCCCAAACAGCTCTCCCCCAGCAACAATCATCGTCAAACCGATATACACATCAGGAACGATTGCGAGCAGAGTCAGTTTCCCTTCCTCGGACACTTTGAAGATGCGTGCCCTCCCCAGTTCGAAAGGGTTCTCGTCATGCATCGAGGTCACCCGGTGGTACGCGGCTACGGCTGTTGCTTCGAGTTTGTTCATAAACAAATGGTGACGGTGGTTGATTCAGCCACACACCCCGCTACGTCTCGATTGTCGCGTAGCCGCGCGGCGGCACCATGTAGCCATGACCACGACACGCAGGAAACCTCGATCTACCAAGGTTCCACCGTTCGACCCTCGACTCATCACCACCTACAACACGGCCCTAATCGTGACGATTCTCCGCGAACTACACGACATACCAAAAGAAGTCCTGTTCGACCCCCGTTTCATAGTGCTCGCCAGGACGCGAATTGCGGCTACTCACAGCGTCATCAAAGGCTGCAAAGGTGCGGCACGTGCAATGGCGAAACTGCAACAAGCTGAACAGCGGGGTCAGTCTCGTGGCAAGACTCGAACAAGCACCAAGTCAGACACCGCCAACACCGGCTCCTCAACAGACACGAACTCGGCTGTGTCGTCCGGCCAGAGCCCAGCGTCCACCAACCCGTCCACGATCGCTTTCACGGCAGGCAGATAATTCGACGGGTCTCGACGCGAAGATGCTTTCGCGAACGCAAGCTGTACCAAGACACGGCTCGGCGGCTGCGGCTCTATTCGAAGGTTCCTGGCCCCAGCCATCGCGGCGAACCGGTAGGCGCGCGTACGTTTAGCTCGCCACGACCAGTGCTTAGTCCGCTCCTGGTTCAAAGACCACGGCTCGTACGGCGGGTAGAAGGTGAACTCAACCATTGACGTCCCCCGGTAGCGGGAAGTACGGGGCGATAGCCACTGCGATCTGGTCAACGGCCCGCTCCAACTGGTAGCTCACCGCGGCAGTAGTAGCGGCGGCAGCCTTCTCATCCATCGTTGCGGCGACGATGTCGCCAAGGACTTCTGAGATTGATTCGGTGTGAACATGTAGCAGCTCGTGGACGACGGTTGAGCGCAAATCATCGAGGCTCCACTCCTGCCACTTCTCGTTGAAACGCAGCCGAGCGAGACGTTGCCCGTAGGTCGTTGCGGTGTCAGCGAGGGTGTCTTCGTCGTCGGTGAACTCCTCGGAGACAACTATCTCCCAATCGCGCAGCCCGAACACATCGGCGACAACACGGACGTAGCGGACAAGTTCGTCGCGTGTCATATATCGAACGTCTCCTCGACTCGCCCCTTTTCCTGCGGGCCGAACTTCCGGTTCGCAAGATCGCGGTCCGGGTGCGAAGCCCAACCGCCCCCACGTAAACGGACGCCGCCTTGCCAGCGGATCACCCGCTTGGCCGGGCGACCCTCGTGCTCAATCTCATCGGGTGCTTTGCCGAACGGGAAGTCAAGGTCGAACTCTCCGCCCTGCTCGTCGGTGTACTTGAACGAATACAACATCACTTGGCCGCCCGCGCCAAACGTCGCGCAAGTTCTTGCTCAGCAAGCGTCTGCAAAACATCGACACCCATACGTAGCTGGTTGCGACACGGGTGCTCCCAAATCTCCCCGTCGATCATGATTGTGTCCAGGAACGCGGTCGTAATCATCAGGTTCGGGTGCGACTTCGGTGAACGCCAGCGACGCGAATCCGGGCACTTGTCTTTCGGTAGGAAACGCCAGCCTGAAACCTTCGTCTCCATCACGACACCTCCGTGATGCGGCCCTTGTGGGTTATCGTCTTCGTCGTCTTAGTGTCCGGGATGATGAGAGATGAAGCAGGTTTGCGACCCTCCAGCAGCGGCTGGTCGGCTGCGAGAAGCCCGGCGCCACGCAGAAGCGTCTCGAGAAGGCTGATGAGTTTCTGATTGTTCGTGCGGTCCGCTGCATAGATCACACCATCGAGCACCCCCGCAATCGCGCTGAACGCACCGGTGCTGATAGCCACCTGGTTGCGCAGCAGAAGGTTCTCGGTTGACAGCTCGTTGATGGCGAGAGCAGCAGCCTCGTTCGACTCTTCGCACGTGCGCGCCACCTCAACGATTTCAAGAAGCCGCTCCGTCGAGAGCCATTGGTCGTCGATATCGGAGACATCGGGTTGGGGGTTGGTCTGGTTGGTCATGCCGATAACCGTCCGAGGGAAACGGCGCGAAGCAAGTTCGATTCCGGGCAGCAGAAACCCCCGTTCGCCGCCTAAGCAAACGGGGGTTTGACTACTTGACCGGCTTGGACGGCAAGTTCGCGATGTGCTCTGCGAGAGCCTCGGCTCGCTCGCGGTCTACGGAAACGGAATACTTACCGCCTCGCCGGCCGCTTCGCTGCCACCTCGTCGAGATGACCTCGGTCCGCTCGAGTTCCGACAGCGCTCTCGAAGTGGAGCGGCGCGAAATCTGAGAACGTTTTGAAAGCCTCTCGATGTTGATGTCGGAGAGATCCTCGTCCCGCATCGCAATCAAGGTTTCAAGAAGTCTGATTACAGAAGGGATGTTTGAAACCATCATTACCACCCCCTCCGCCGTTTACGGCGAACTCGGAACCCCGACTCGAAGCCCCCAATAAGCAAACAAAGCAACACGACATAGATACCGAACCCGCAACTGAGGATGATCATCCACAGTTCCGGCTCTGTCCTGCCATCAAGCCAGGCGTTCAACCAGCCGACCGGGTTCACAGGACCCCGTACTCGTGGATCTGCGAGTCCACGTAGATGGCGAAGGTGGTGATCGTTGCGGCCATGTGCTCATCAAGAGTCGCTTGCGACTCTTTACGCGACATCTCGTTTAGCTTGTCCATACCAATCTCGTACATCGCCAAACGGCGCACCATGTTGTGCAGCCGGTTGAGCGCATCCTCGGTCTTGGTCGTCTTCATGACGCCAACTCCTTGGTCTTGACAGCAAACACGTCAGTTGCGTTGGCAAGAGCCATGTTTGCTCCTTGGTACAGGGAGCGCTTCTTCAGTCCAGGTACGTCGGCTGATTTGGCAAGAGCCATATTTGCTCCGCGAGATGGAGAACGTTTCATGACGCCACCTCCTCTGATGCAACGGCGAACACATCGACATCGACAAGCGCGTTAGGCACACGTGCGAGCAGCGCGTCAAGATCGTTCTGGGCGATCTGGTCCCCGGAGACCTGGGCCTCAGACCAGAGGTGGGCAGCCTGGGACTTCGCATCTTTCGCGTCCCAACCTTTCTCGATGAACGCGTTGTACAGACGCACCTTCGCCGTTTTCACCGGGACGGTGGCAGTGTCGCCCTCGCCGAGCCAAGTGATGAACGTGGCAATCAGGTTCGGCAGATCCGAACTTGGGACGAACGACGTTGTCTCAAGTGCAGCGCAGCGAGTCTTGGAGATGCCGACCGAGTGGTCGCGGTCAAGGTCAAGCACGAGCGTGAACTCGTATTCGAGACCGTCGCGCTGGACGGGAGCCTGACCAACTTTGCGCGGCACGCTCTTCCCGTTGACAGTCTCGACGGCGTAGGCCGTCTTGCTGCGAAGGGTCACGATGACGTGGCCCGGATACGAGAGAATCTTTTCAACCATCTTGTTCTGAATCGGTGTGGCGGTCTTCCACCCGTTCGCGAACTTGTTCCCGGTTGTCGCATCGACCTGCTCCAAGATGCCGCCCTCGCCTGACCAGAAGTGAGACAGCGAGTCGATGATGAGCACCTTGAACCCTGCGCCTGCAGCGGCGTCAATCGCATCGCACAAGTTGCGTGGGTCATACGGTGGTGTGAAGTCGACGGTCTGGAAACCGGGGAACCGATCCGAGTACAGCGAAGCGCTGCCCCGTTCGGTGTCGATTACCGCGACGTCTTCGAGGGAACCGACGAGCGCCTTTGCAAACTGCAGAGCGTTCGTGGTTTTGCCCGAACCTGCCGGGCCACTGATTGCAACACGGGCACGCATCTGCTGCTTGGTTGCTTTCTGGAATGTGTATTGCTTGGACATGTGTACCTCCTGAGGTTTGTGATCCACCAGAAACTGTCCATCTCTGGCTTGCTATGACACAGTCCGCGCCCCGGCCCCAAATGCAACCCCTTTTGTCAGGCCCCGCCCGCATTGGCATGAGCACCAACGTTCGAGACATCATCATCCGCGCCGCCAAGACCGCCCTCCAGGCGGGTCTCTCAGTAGTAGTCGCCGCCGGCACCGGCTACATCGACATCCAAGTATGGAAAGTCGCCGGGATAGCTGCTGGCGCAGCCTTCTTTTCGGCCCTCCAAAACGCCCTAACCACCGCCGTACGCGGGGAGTAACGGGACCTGGCATTATTTCCGCCAGCCGACCGGAAAACCAGCCATGAGCGGGGATTGCGAGGAAACATCAAATCGGCACAATTCCTTGTGGCGTAAAGCTTTCAGGTCTTTTAAAAACTGGCAAGCGACGCGCAAAAATGCGCACTACCCAATAGGTAGCGCAGGAGGAGCCATGGGAGAAATCGCAACACAACAGCCAATGCACACACTCCAAGCAGAAGGAGGGGCGATCTATGCCTTCTGCTCAGACCTGTGCTACGAGAACTACATGGGTCGAGTCGACCAGGAAGCTGACTACGTTGGCATTAAACCGCCGTGGTACGAGTGCATCGCCTGCTACTGGTGCGGCAAGGTAGTCCACGACGTAGCCGACTGCTTCCGCCACGGACCAAGCTGCCCGCAGATGGACTGGAAAATGACGTACCAGGCGAACGTCGTCCTCTACGCCCTGTCCCAGCTCGTCCAAGGCGAGATCCCCGAAGGGTTGGTTGAAGACTGTGAACATCTCGCCACGAACATGTCGCCCGACGTCGACGGTCGCATCATTGCCCGCTCTTGCTACATCGGATGGAAGATGTTCGAGTAACGAAAACCTCCCCGGTGCATTGAGCACCAGGGAGGCCAGCGTTTCGTTTACTTCAGGCTGAGATCATGTCCCACACGGAACGATCTCGGAACATCCACAAGTCGGCTTCGCCGACACAGATTGGGCATTCCGGTCCGTGACCGAGGTCGTCGATTAGATCGACGCACTCGTCAAACATGTTCAGGTCCGCGCCATTCGCGAGACAAGCAAACCTCAAAGACATGTCTTCGAAGACTTGCTTGGCCTCGTGAAGCCTGGGCGCATCGTCGGGTAGACCGCCGTTGCGCTCATGCCAAGTGATGCAGTGCACCATTGCTCTCGCGGCCAACGCCACTCGAACGAAGGTTCCCAGCTGTGCTGGTAAACCTTTCATCCACGTGCGCCGGTATTCAGCCGACTGTTCACATTCATCGAGAATGTCGTCGATGTCATTTCTGTTTCTCATGTTGCTGTTGTTTCCTTTGTGATGCTGGCTTCCTAAGCCAGCGAGAAACACCGTCCGCGCGGAAACTTGAAAAGCAAGGGATACAAAAACAAAGAGGCCGGGGCGGCCATTGCCAACCACCCCGACCTCCGATTGTTTGCGTCAGAACGGGTCTGCTACAACCCCTGACGCGACCTGCACTGCGCCGACCGCTTGATCATCTTCCGCTTCCCGATAAGGCTTCACGTGCTCAATCTTTTGACCCTTCGGCCATTTGATGTAGCCCTCATCGCGCAACGCAACGAGCGCAGCATCGACGACGACCCGCTTAGGTTTACCGCCCTGCTTCCCGACCGGGGCTTCACGGGCCTGTCGCCAGGACACCGGCTGATTCATCTGCTGCAGCCACTCGGACAACTTCTGCATCGTCCACGTGAAACGGGGGGCTTCCTTCGCCGACTCCGGTTCCGGTTGCACGATTGAGAAGTTGATGGTGCCGTCCTCGTTGTTCGACATCGACACCTCGCACGCGATCATCCCGTGCTTACGCCAACCGAAACGACACTTCTTCGTCCACAACTTGAACCGCCCCTCCTCTTCGCGAGACGGTGCGCTAATCACGTCAAGGTAATAGGCGGCACCGTTCACGGCTGCGCGTTTGCGCTGCGAACCGATCTGGAAGTCGACGGTGCGTCCACCCTGCTGGGGCTTTGGCACGTGGTCAATCAAGATCACCGCAGCGCCATGGTCGGCGAGGCAACGGGCAGCACCACGGAACCAGCGGGCCACCTCATCATCACTATTCGGGTTCACCCCATCGAGGGCCATACCCTCACCCGTCGAGTCGAACACTGCGACCGCGGCGTTGCGACCATCGAGCCCGGCAAGCAGATGCTTCTCGGCAGCTGGGTTCCACTTCTCATGTGGCTGTACATAGATGAGGTACTGCAAGATTGCGGACCGTTCACAACCCAACTGTTCGAGACGCTGGATGCAAGCACCAGGGTGATCTTCGTAGTCGATGAGGACGGCACTGCGCTTTTGCTCAATCGCTTCCTTGATCGTCCAAAGAGCGACCCAGGTCTTGCCGCCGCCAGAATCCCCGAACAGGGCGTTGATACGACCCTCATAGAAAAGTCCGAACTCGCTGTTGACCACCATGCACACTCCCGGGCGGGGTGGCGTGTAGCCCTTCTCGACAACCGCGGCAAGATCCACCGGTGTCCACGTCGAACCCATGCGACGCGTAATCTCAGTCGTCTCGTTCATGAAGCCACCTCCTCGAGGGCGAGAACCGCCCAGAGAAAATGTTCACGGATCACCTTGATGGTGCGAGCCATCGAAGAGTCGGCAGTGCGAGGACCGCGCTTGCGGCGTTCAAACTCGATCGCACCGAGCCGCTCCAGAAGTTCAAGCGAATCGCGCAGCGCCTGCTCTGGATACTTCCAGGGCTCACTGTCAGCAACGACGCTCGACATCAGCGGCAACGCGCGACCAATCAACGTCTCATCAGAGACGACCACCTCGCCACTCTCTTCTGCGAGAGAAGCGATAGCACGAGCGAAAACGATTGTTCGCTCACCAATCTTTGGCAATGTATTCATTACAACCTCCTGAGTTGTCAGGAGATACAGTGCTGGCGATTTTCTCTGGCGCAATACTTGTTTTTCCCTTGCCTGGTAACGACAGAACCTCCCCAACCGTGAAGGCTGAGGAGGTTCCGCAGGAGAAGCCAACAGCAACGATGGCCACTACAAACCGTCCGCGCCACGCTGCACCGCGCAATAGTTCACATTTCGGTTGCACAACACCGAAACGCCCGAACGGTCATCTACATGACCAGCAACCGAGAACCCCGATCACACAAGGCTCGCGACCGCTGGTACGCCTCCGAACAGCCGGCTCGAACCAGCGACGGCGACGTCGACCCAGGCATCTGGCTGTATCGCAACATGATCATCCCAGAATCGCCAGCCGAAAACACACCAGAAAAGGTGGCGGCTGCTGAAACACTCCTCTCCAAGCTCTCTGCTGCACAACGCGAGGCCGTAGAACTCTGCATCATGCAAGGAATACCCCACTCCGCTGCAGCAGAGATGCTCGGAGTCTCGGTCAACGCCATCGACCAGCGCCTCTCACGTGCGAGACGCATCATGCAACGATCAGCCCGCGAAGCAGGCAAACTTCTCGGCATCCAGTAACGAGAAAAACCCCGGGACCAAAGCCCCGGGGTCTTCCCTGGATTGCGCTACGGACGAATCGCCTCACCCAACAGGCGAGACATCAAGGCCGCTTCGGCATCACCGTTGTCATCGAGGTCGAGAGACCACGCGAGCAGCAACGCGCCGACGATACGCCGAGCCTCCAAATCTGAACTCGCGACATTAGCGAGAAGCACCGGGTGAGTCAGACGCGAAACGGGATCATCATTCAGTTTCATAAGAAACCTCACTGGCACGTTCACGAGCTTCCGCCCGGGCTTCTGCCTCAGCATTCACATCACGCGAATACTCGAGCAAGAAACGCTCGTAGCCGGCTGGGTCGTTCTTCTCGAACTCCCGTTCAGCCAGCCACGCCTGGCGCTCCTCCTCTGCCTCGGTTAGCGGCCGCACGTTGGTGCATTGCGCAAACTCGTTGCAGAACTCTTCATAAGACATCACCGCTTGACGGCGTGCCTCGTTCTCTGCTGCGATAGATGGTGCCATCGCTTCACGTTCCTGTTTGTTGAAAATCAGGTTCATGTTGTTTCTCCTGGCCCGGTCCGGTCGAGGTGTCGGGCACCCCATACACCGTGCGGGCATGGCATGCCAGCGCAACAGGCTCGACCAGAAATAGCCAAACGGTTGACACGGACCCCCGGCGAATGCCACAAACGAGCGAAACGGCACCATCCAAATGCGAGACAAACAAGCTCGCAGAAAGCCAATCAATGATCATCACATCAACCCTCAACGTCATCGCAACCGGCGACTACGCCGAAGACACCGGCGGATTAACAATCACCGTCTCCTACCACGATGGCGAAGGCAACATCTACACCGATGACGCCGTTCTCATCTCCGACCAAGCCGGCTTAGACATCGACTGGTTCGACGGCTGCCCACAAACACTCTCCAACATCCTCGAACAACTCACCCAGGACGACTTGCAACACCTCGACCGGCAAGCAGGAGAATTGACCTAACCCACAAACAACCAGGACAAAACAAAAGAGAGACCGACTACTAAAGCCGGTCTCTCCTCGATGTTTGATTAGGTCAACTGTGGAAAAATCACTGGCGTCAAATCCAGGCGCCAGCCCCACATGTAAGCACACCACTCATTCAATCTCTGCTTCGACTCGTCATCCTCCTTTGCGTTCTCTCGAAGACCGCAAGGCTCGATAACTACATCAGTAGGCGAAGATGGACAGAACAGGTAGGTCACCGCAAAATCCAGGTGGCCTCCACGTTTGTTCAATGCATGAACATGCTTAGACCAAGTCATGGCGACAGCTGCGGAAGGCAACGTCGTCTCACGTAGCGCGAACACCTCAGGGTCTCCCCCGGTGATCCCGCTGCCGTCTGCAAAGTCCTCCGTGTATTCATAAATCCATCTGTACCAAGTGAATGGCATTGGGTAGCTAATACCCAGATGATTTACTTTCGGGAACTCGTAAGGCTTCGGTTGAAAAACTGCAAAGCATCCCTCTCGATCGTTGAACCCGGTCGAGCGGACATTCCAGTCCATCGTTGAACCCTTCGGAGTAAGCACCGTGAACCAGTCGAGAGGACGGTCATCTGGGGAAAGCCCCTCGCGGTACATCCTCTTGACGTATTCGCCATACTCGTGATTTACTTCCGTTGCATACGCATAAGCCTGCGCCGGATTGATTGCTTGTTTCATCTGAATTTCTTTCTCTTGAAGATCAGCGGATGCTGACATACCAAGACAGTGATGGCGCACGTTCGCAACACAAGTCTGCCTCCCGTACCAAAAGTGTCAACGGCCCAGGATGACCCTCCCGCCCCGTCCTGTTCTCCTCACGCGATGTCAGCCGCACCGGGTCCCGTGCCAGGGGTTTGGCGTGGCCCGGGCGTGGCCCTAAGCGTGGCTCTTTTTGGGAGGGCCACACCCCCGGAAGGGGGGTCACCCCTCTTAATCGTGGCCCCGTGGCCCTACCGTGGCTCCCCCCGTGGCTCACCCGTGGCCCTACTCACTTTGGGCCACAGTGGGGGGCGTGGCTCCGTGGCCCCCGTGTTACATAGACACGGGGCCAAGGGCCACACCCCTAAGCCCCGGCACATCACACCCCGACAAAAGTCAACAGACCATCACCAGGACACCCCCACACCAGGCGACACACCGGGCGACAAGCTGCAACACCAAGACACCCCCCCCACCCCGGCGACACACACCCACACCCCACCCCCACCACACCGACACACCGGGAGCCCGGCCACGTGAGACCACGACACCCCGGCCACGTAGGGGACGTGGGCGACACACCCCCGACGATCGGCCCCCCAGGGGTCCCCCACTCGCGCGCCACTCAGTTGACTTAGCGGATCGCCACAGATTTTTTATGACCTGGGGACCTTCCGCACGACGCTGTTGACCTTCCCGAAGTTGCGACTGTCGAGGAGTGTTGTGTCCCGAACATTCCGCACAGTTCAACTCATATGTGGCGTTCCGTGTCAGGTGTTGCCCGCACAGGTGAGACCGTTCGGGTCGTCATCTGTTCCGGAGGGTGCCGAGTTCCTCCTTGCTCGGTGAGCGGACTGGCTCCGGTCCGACGGTCTCAAGTTTTGGAGGTTTGTTATGCCACAGATTGACACGGAAAGGTTCGACGCTTTACGTAAAAGGTTGCTCGCTTGGAGCGCGATGTCGGATACTGAGCGCAAGTTGGCGGATGAGCCGACGACGGTTATCGCCTGGTGTCAGCGTTATGGGGCTTCTGACCGCTGGGTGTCGAAGCAGCGTGCGAAGGATGACTTTAAACGCGATCTCGCCGATTTGCAGCGCAAGAAGTTGGATCAGAATCCGTTGAAGCCGGTGGCCGGGTTGTCGGTTGAGGCTGAGCAGAAGGAGTTGTCGAACGTCGAGCTGTTTGGTGAGGTGGTTCGCAACCAGTTGATGCTCGCCTCCCAGGGCGATAAGACGGCGCTCGATTTCATCAAGTCGTCGAACGTGTCGAAGGCGTTCATTGATCAATTGACGGCCGAGTTTCAAACGGAGTTCCCTGACGTGGCTGACGGTGAGTTGGCTGCCCGGTTCGTGGAGGCGTTTGAGGGTTTGTGTGTCGAGGCGTTGCAGGTTCGAGGTTGGTCGGTTAGCCGTGGCTGAGACTCCTGGTGGCATTCCTTCTGAGGATTGGGATGTGGTGCAGAAGGTTGCGCGCGCTTACGAGGTGGATCCTCTTTTGATTGTGGCTATCGGGTTTGCCGAAACCCAGTGGTTCAAATCGGGTCTCGGGTTGCAAGGTTTGGGGTTGGGTGTCGGGGCGTATGACAGTGGCGCCACGTTCCGCTATGCCGGGGTTAAAAAGCAGGTGGAGCGGGGCTGCCAGATTCTGCGGCGCAACCGGGTGCGGTTCGTTTATGACGTTGCGCTCGGCAAGTTGCACAGCACCGGATGTTGGGAGTGGGTGGACGGGAAACCTGTCCGCTACGTGGGTGGACCTGGTTCGGTGAAGTGGGCTTCGGCTGACACCGCTGATCGTGGGTTTCCGTGGAGCAGGAACGTGGTGGCGGTTTATCGCCGGCTGCTTGCCGAGCTTGCAGCAGCGCAAGCCCCTAAAGGATGATCATGTCTAAGAATCGTTTGGTCGCCTTGTTGGAGATGGCTGGTGTGGAGAGGGTGAACGCCCCGAAGCGGACCCCTAACCATCCGACGAAATCTCACGTGGTGGTCGCCAAATCTGGTGAGCAGGTGAAGTTGATTCGTTTCGGTCAACAAGGGGTGTCTGGTAGTCCGAAAAAATCTGGGGAGTCCGATTCGTACCGTAAACGTCGGGAATCGTTTAAGGCCCGCCATGCGAGAAACATCGCGAAAGGGAAACTTTCGGCTGCGTATTGGGCTGACAAAGTGAAGTGGTAGGCAGACTCTGCCCGCAGTGGCATGGAGTCGTTAGACAACCTTTTCATCCGTTCCCTGCTCGACTACTCGCTGATGGTCCTCGACCAGGGGTTGCGAGGTACGACGAGCCGGACTTTGATTTCGGCTGAGGAGGTCCAGAACCTTCTGCTTGATATTCGCGGTTCTCTCGCCGATGCGGTGGAGACGTTGGAGAACTGGGAGGACGGGGTTTTCGATGCTCGAGGTTGCGTCGCGTGGTTTCGCCCGGACGGTGATTCGCATGAAGTTCAGGGATTTTGAGTGCCGCTATTGCCGTATGGAATACAAGGTTCCACGCGGCCAGTCTGCGCCAAAAGAGTGTGCGAACTGTGGTGGCCCGGTTGGACCTGTTCGGAGGTTGAGATGAAGTTCATTGTTGCCAGCGTGTTTGTCGCCATCGGATCGTACGTAGCTATCTCGGAGAGTGAACTCTTTTTGAAAGAGTTCACTCCATCTGCGGCGGAGACTACGGCCCGTTACTCATTGAGGGCCGTCGCCGACGCCGCCCGCGTCGATGCCGTGCTCGCCGGTTCGAACAACACGTCCGACTTTCTGGAACCCATTGTGGATCGTGTTGCGAACAAGGATGCGTTGACGGTCGAAGCCGACGGGTCTGTGTCCTGGTCGGATGGGGTTCACTGTTTTCGTCTCTTTGGTGGACCTGTGGAGGAGAGCGACCGGATCGTTCCGTGTGATTGATGCAGTCCGCACCCACCTCCCGTCGCCGCCGCCTTCTCGAAGGTTTTGCTGCTGAAGCGGAGATGCGACGCTGCAAAGAAGATAAGCGCTACTTCATCGAGAACTACTGGTACATCCCGGTCGAAGGCGCCCCGGGCGGTCGCGCGTTGTTCAAGTTTTGGGATTTCCAACGTGAAGCATTCGACGCTTTGCAAGACAACAAGCGCGTAGTTATAGCCAAATGCCGTCAGTTGGGTATGACGACGTTGACGATGGCGGACACCGCCCACGAGTTGCTTTTCGCTGAGGACCGTTTCGAGGCGCTCGTCCTCTCATGGCGCGAAGACATCGCTCAGTCGACTCTCGGCATGATCGAGTTCGGCTACCAGTATCTGCCCGCCTGGATGCGTGCCCGTCTACCGAAACGCGATGACCGGACGAAAGAAAGGATCACGTTCCGCCACAAAGACGGTCGAACTACCGCTGCGCAAGCATTCGCCGGTACCGCAAGGTCGGGTGCTTCGAAAACAGCTACACGTGTCATCTTGGACGAGTACGCCCTGATGGACAACCCAGGTGCGGTGTACCGAGCCGTTGAACCGACGACGTTGGCGGCGATGCGGAACCAGAGAACCGGTGCGGTGTTCATCGTCCTCTCCACTGCTCGCGGTAATCGCAACCAGTTCGCCCGCATGTTTTGGGATGCGTGGGACAAGAAGACGACTTGGAAAGGTTTGTTCTACTCGGTGGAGTGCAACAAGTTTCTCGCCGAAGAGGGGCAGGATTTTTGGGAGGCGTGGGAGTTGAAGCGTCGCGAATACGCGGGACGTGAACACGAGTTTTTTGCCGACTATCCGCGAAGCCCTGAGGAGGCTTTCCGGGAATCGGGTCGAGGGAGGTTCGCCAACGTTCCCGAACTCGCCGACTGTCCCCCGTTTGAGGTGGCCGGGTTTCTGGTTCGAGAATCGGGCAACGTGCGCCTCGATCTTGCGCGCAACGACATCGATGCCCAAGGTGCCCACATTTTTCTCGGCTGTGAACCAAACGAGCTACCGAAGAATGCGAACTATGTGATCTCAGCCGACCCGTCTGGTGGTGTCGGCAAGGACTATCACGCCGCCCAGGTGATGTGCCACGAGGGGGCGTTCGTTCGTGTCGTCGGGTTCATCCACCGCAACGACATCGACCCGACCGAGTTCGCCGACCTGCTTGACGCTGCCGGCCGCTACTTCAAAGGTGGCAACGGCCGTGCCGCCCTCGTCGTCGTTGAACGCAACGACAACAGCGAAGGTGAAGTGTTGGCACGTCTGCGGCAACGGCGGTACCCGAACTTGTTCCGCTACGCGTCGCGGGACAGGGTTACCGAACGGCTCGCCCCGGTGTTTGGTTGGCCGATCAACAAGGCGACGAAACCCGAGGCGATCAACGCCCTCGCAAGGCTGCTCGGTTCTGAACCTGATGGTGCCGGCGGTTTCCGGCCAGCCCCGACACTTCTCGGCATCTACCCCGAACTGCGCGACGAGTTGGTGAACTACGTAGTTGTTGAGAAAGACAACGGTCGTATCGAGATGCGTGCCGACGGCAACGGGCATGACGACTTGGTGACTTCGACCGCTATCGGGTGCGCCGTGTTGGAACGGCTGAAACCGAGAAGGGTGTCAGGTTCTGCCCCCATCAGCGAGACCGTCCCTACGGACGGCCCGATAGTCGCGTTCAACCCCACCGAATACTTGGACAAGGAGATGGACAAGGCACGTCGAGTCGAACGCGAGGAGAAGGTTGCTTGGCGTCGCCTCAACCGTCGATACCGAAACAGGAGTACGAGGACTTAAAACATGGCTAAGAAGAAGAACCCGATCTCTTTCGAAGAGGCACGAACACTTGTCCAGTCGGTTGAGCAGCGCGACTCGAAGTTGCGTACATTCGTCGCCTCGATGCGCCACCTGTATCGCACCGGGAAGTTGAATACGAGTCTCACCGTCCACGAACTCGACCGCTACTTGTGGGAACGAGAGGACTACCGCAGCGATCTTGAGGCGTTGAACTTGGCGTGCTCGTACATCAACATCATCGTTGCTTCCACGGCGAGCCGTTTGCCGTACATCACCGCCGAACCGTCATACCTGACCCCCGAATCGCAGAAGGCCGCCGATGCGGTCGCCGCCCTGGTTCGCGGTTTTCTCGAGGAGGATGACACGATCGCGGTCGCCCGACGCGCCGGACTTGACGCCTCAATCTCCGGGGACGGATTCGTTCACGTCCAGTGGGAACTCGATGTCGAACCGTTGAGCGACCAAGAGTACGAGGATGCGGTCGTTGCTGCCGCAGCCGAATACCAGCAGATGGCTCTCGCCGCCGGCGATGACCCGACCCCGCCGCAAGAACTGTTGGATACGGTGCCTCGCGAGAAGTATGCGAGCAACCGTCCCACTGCCCGCTACGTCTCCCCTATTGACGTCTATCTCCCGGCACACATCTCCGATGTGAACGAAACACCCTGGTACGCAATCCGATCCGTCGTCCGTGTCGAAGACGTGAAGAACAATCCGGTTTACGACAAAGAAGCGAGCCAAGAAATCAGCGTCGAAAACACGCTCGCCGACGACCCGGCCCGCCGACAGAACTATGACACCGCAAACACTTACGCCTCCCCGCTCGCCGAGGTGACCACGATCTACACGTTCTATGACTGCATCGCCCACCGAATCATCGTGTTCGCAAACGGAGGCGAGAAACCCCTGTATGACGGCGTAAACCCGAACGACTTCAAAGACCGCTGCTTGATCCATTTGCGTGCCTACCGCGACGGTGAGCAGCTGCGTGGCTTCGGCGACCTCGAACTTGTAGCCGGTCTCCTGGACAAGTTGAACTTCGTTATCCGCCAACAGATGGACAACTTGGAGCGTCAAGGGACCGTGTTCGTCACCCGCGAAGATGTCTTCTCCGACGAGGACCGTCTTGCCCTCGAAGCAGCCCGTCCCGGCGATGTGGTTGTCGCCAAAGGCCTCGCCGAGGGAACCCGCCTGGGCGACGTGATTGAAGCGTTCCCGGTGACCGCTTTGTCGAACGATGTTTACAACGCCCGCGAGCAGCTGCAAGGGGACATCGTGAAAGTGCTCGGCCTCTCCGAATTCCAAACTGGGTCTCTCGGACCGTCACGCATGTCTGGTACGGCTGCTGCTATCGCCGATGGTGTAGCAACCTTGCGCGCCGCAGCCCGCCTCGAGGCGTACGAAACCTTCTATGCGCGAATCGCGAACCTGTTTTGGAAACTTTGCCGCCAGCATCTCACCCAGGATCAGGTCGTCAAAATCATCGGCCCCGACGGCTCCACGTTCCAAGAGACAGTTTCGATGGAAACATTGTCGATGGATTTCTATGTCCGCGTCAGAACGGGCTCGATGGCTGCTGTCAACCCGGCGACGCGCGCGTCTCGCGGTGCTGAGATGATGAACCTCGCCGACCGCCTCGAAGCTTCCGGCTACGACGCCGACAACCTTCGCCGCTACGCGCTACGCGAAATGGGTGTCGACCCCGAACTGATGGGTGTGCGTCGCAACCCACCTGCTGAAATGCCAGCCGCTGCACCTTCCCCGATAGTCGCCCCCGACTCTCCGCAGGCCGCGATGATGGACGCTGGCGCTCCCGCTCTTCCCGGTATGGAAGGAAGCTTCGCCTACTGACCTGTTGCGTCAGGTGTCGCCCGTAGAGGGTGAAAGCGCATCCATTGCTTTCATTCAGACCAGCCATCCCCCACTCGACGCGGATTAGCCGCCATCGAGGGTTTACGGCCTCTGGGAGTGTTGAACATGGAACAGTCAAACCGCTACGGCGATCTTGAAGCAATCGTGGACGAGATTTTCAAACCCACAGACGAGAAGCCGGCAGAGGAACAACCCGCCGCAGAAACAGATACCGGTACGCCAGTTGAGGCCCCGCAGGAAGTTGAAGCAGTCGAGGAAGTCGAGGAAGCCGCAACGGCAACCGAAGACGGCTCCGAGGAAACCCCCTCCGACGGGGAGTCCGAAGAGGAATCAACCGAAACAGCCGATAAGTCCGATGAGGACGAATCGGTAGAAACAACCGACAGCAGCGAAGACGAGAACAGTTTCCTCCAACGTCTGGTGACCGTCAAGGTCAACGGCGAGGAGATGCAGATTCCAGTTGAGCAGGCAGTCAAAGGGTTCCAGTTGGCGACCGCCGCAAACAAGAAGTTTGAGGAGGCAGCCACTATCCGTAAGGAAGCCGCAGAAGCGGTGGACTTCCGTGAAACCTTTGACCGCATGTGGCAATCGGATCAGAAAGAACTGATTTCGCACTTCGTGTCCATCTCGGACGACGTAAACGGAATCGTCGAAGCGGTGATTTTGAAGGCTGCGGCCCTGGGGAAACTCTCCCCGGAGATTGCCGAAGCCCTACAAATCACCCCCGAAGTTTCCCAACGTTTGTCGTTGCAGCATCAACGTGAACAACTCGAATCTGAGCGCCGTTCACTCGAAGCGCAGCGTCAAAAAACGAACGTCGACCCTGACACTGTCCCCGATGAGCACGGCTACACAGTCGCTGACTATCGGGCCGCAATCGACGAGATCGTCAACGTGGCCGGCCTTACGGAGGCCACTGCCGAGGAACGTCGGGCCCTGATTGAAAGCGTCTTTCAGCACGGCGACAAGGTCGGGATTACTAACCCGTATCTCGCGTATGCGAGCTACCGGGACGCATTAGCTCGGAAAGAAGTCGAGAGATCTAACCGCGCGAAGAAGGCAGTTGCCAAGGTGGCTTCCACCACCAAGACATCTGCCGCCCTGTCCCCCAAAGGCCAGGTTCAACACACCCCTACGACTCCAGCAATGAAAAGCACGGCAGACGCCGCTGCTTGGGCCTTGCAGGAGTTAGAGCGTCAAATAGGCGCTCTATAAGCCAAAACCCTTAGTTCCCCTAATCGGGGAGGAGAAAAACAATCATGGCTGCAATCGGCACTACTGCCTACGGCTCGGCTCTAAGCCTTGCCCTCAGGAACTTCCTGAGCAACAAACCCATCAACCAGACCTACACGGATCACCCGCTCTTCGACACCTTGAAGAAGAACGCGTCATCCGCGACTGGTCCGCGCCTCGTAGTCCCCGTAATCGGTGGCTCCGTGGCTCAACCCAACTTCACGTCCAACGGTTCGGGCCTTTTCGCTCCGACCGTGACTGACGACATCGCAGGTTCCGCTGAGTTCCAGTGGTCCAAGCCGCTCGTCGGTTTCGTTCGTGTTCGCTACCAGGACCTCGAAGAGAACGCAGGCAAGACTCAGCTCGCTGACCGCCTCCGCGTGAACATCGACGACCTGCTCGAGCAGACGAAGGTGAAGATCGTGGACTTGCTTCACACCGAGAACGGTTCGCTCCCGGCTGGTTCCTTCTCGTCGCTTGACACTCTGTGCAACGACTCGGTAACCACCGTCGGCGGCATCGACTCTTCGGCTGCTGGCAACTCCTTCTGGACCCCGGTGACGGACTCTTCTCCGGACTCTGATCCGAAGATCGCAATCCGCACGATGGTCCAAAACATCACCAAGAACGCGAAGGGTGTACGCCCAGACGTCGTTCACGTTGGTGAAGACCTCTGGAACGCCATCCAGGAGTACATCGACTCAAAGGCCACCATCACCTCCGGTATCGGTGGTACCAACGTCGAACTCTCCTGGCAGTCCGTCTCGTTCGGCGGCATTGAAGTCCGTTGGGACTACGACTGCCCGGCTGACCGCGCGTACTTCCTGCACACCCCGTCCCTCTACTTCAAGTACCTGACCGACAACTTCCTGAAGTCGGCTCCGGCGAAGCAGGTGAACGAGGCCGTGGCCGGTGTTGTGAACACCTCGCTCGACGAAGTGTTCCCAGTGGTCACCATCATGAGCGTCGGCACTTCACAGCGCCGCGCGCTCGGCATGATCGACGGCTACGTAGCCGCCTAATCCTGCTGTAAGACACCAGGTTCGGGGGGTCGGCCGCCTTAGGGCAGGTCGGCCCCCCAATCGGTGAATAGAGGAAACCATCATGAACCGTTCTGCACTCCGTACCCGCGTCCGCGCCCTCACCAACATCAACTCGACGGCGCTTCTTTCGGATGTCCAAGTGAACGATGTGCTCAATGAGGTTCATCTCGAAGTTTGTGGTTCCTTCCAATGGCCTTTTCTGGCCGATTCAACCGCTGTTTCGGTTGTTGCTGGTGATGCGACTTATGCGCTGCCAGCAGATTGCAAAGCCGTTTCCCGTGTGTCGCGCAGCACTGGAACTATCGAACCTCGGCAGCTGCAAGCAATCTCCCTGTTTGACGCCGATGTCCTACCAGACTCATCTTCTAACTGGCCTCGCTACTACACCGTTGAAGGTTCCACCCTCACGCTTTATCCAGAACCTGCAGCCAACGAGACTTTGACCGTCCGATACCAGGCTGCAGCCGAAGCTCTCGACGCCGATGGTGATGAGCCTCCTTTCGATGAAGAGTTTCACCCCCTCTACGCCTACGCCACCGCCGCCCGGTTGCTTGCGGAACGCGGAGCACCGGCCTCGAAGGTGACGGCGATGAACAACCTCGCATCGCAGTACGTCGAACGGATGCGCCGCTTCTACATGACGAGCTCAGACAATGCGCCCGTCTCTCTCGGTCGGCGGAGGTGGCGCCGGTGAAACTGGATATCACTGATTTTTCTGGTGGCATTCTCGAAGCCATTTCACCAGCCGATTTCACGGAACGTCAGAACGCCCTGGTGAAAGGTTTCGTCCTTGAAGACGAGGTTCGCCTACGCACGCAGGGGCCTATTCAGCGTCTCTCTGCTCTTACTGACGTGGTGGCTTGCCGAACGTTTCGTGGTGCCACCCAGTCGTACATTCTCGTCCTGCGTACTGGTGGCGTGTTGGATTATGCGGTTACGCCTTCGCGTACTGCGACGAATGCGACTACTTCGGCCATCACTTTCACGAACTTGGCGACACTCGACTCGAACGCTCGGTTCACTGGCGACGCTCGAACCAAGGTCTCTGGCGAGTACAAACCCGCAACTATCGTCCACTCTCTGTCTGGCGCCTCGAACGGTGTCATCGTTTACGAGAACGATGCCGGGAACGCATTGTTGATTCAGTCGATTGCGAACGTCTACCCGACGATCTCCAAGAAGGTGGCCTTGGTTCAAGTAACCAACGACGGCTCCGGGTATACCACCACGCCGACGGTCGTGTTCACCGGAGGTGGCGGTTCTGGTGCGACCGCGATTGCAGTGGTTCAAAACCAAGCGGTGATCGGTGTTCAGGTGACTGCGAGCGGCACTGGGTACACATCGGCACCGACAATTTCTTTCACTGGTGGCGGTGGTTCCGGTGCAACTGCGGAAGCGCTATTGGAGGAAACGGCCGACATGGCCGGTGGTGTTCTCCCCCGCCACAATGTCGCTTCGATGTGGGGCGACACTTTGGTGATGGCCGACATTCAATGGTCGGAAGCCAACGCCGTCTCTGGTCTCAACTCTGGGAACGTGAAGCGGTATTCGAACTTCATGTGGCACGCCGTCGACCCGACCGACCTGACGGTTATCGACCCCCGCTATCCGGGACGTATCGCCGAGGAGTCTTCGGTGGTGGTCGGGTTGCAGGAAACTTCTGAAGGCCTGATGGTGATAACGACCACCACAACTGGCCAAGCCGGTCTCGTTTTGCTTCGTGGAACTCCAGACGCCTACGACGTCGAGAAACTTCGTCCAGGTCTCGGACTGCTCCCCGGCATCGATTCGACCATGCGCAGCCCAGTTCATTGCTGGTGGAACGACGTGGCCTCAACGATGTTCGTCGACAGCCTCGGCAAGATTTATCAAGTTCGCGGATCGCAGGTTGAACGAATCGACCGCTACGGGGTTCAAGCCCCCGAGATTGGGAGCAGCACGGATTGTGTTGCTGCAATCGGCCAGTGGTTGTTTGCCTCCCGTGGAGGCCGCTTCTTGGTGATGCGCTCATTCGGGACGGATGGGGCTTGGACCGAGTTGGTGAAACCGACTGGTACACCCACATCGTTTTCTGTGGATCGAGACTTGTTGAACTTCGTGTGCGACAACAAGTTGTATCGCTACTGCATCGAGGGTCTATCGGCTGAACGGGGGAAGGTGGACGGCGCTTACGTCGACTTGGAGTTCGGTACTCGGACGCTTGGCAATCCGGAGGAGAAGTTGGACAAGTGGTGGACGCAAGCTTCTGTACGAATCGAGTCGATTACCGCCGGCGTTTTGAAGAGTGTGGAGTTGCTTGATCGCGGCGTCTTGGCTCCGAGCCCTGGGTCTGCTCTGTTCACTTTGAACAAGAGCCTGAGCGCTCGCGACCTGACCACTGTCCCGGGTTTAGGTCCATCTATTGAGTGTTCTGCCAAGTTGACCGTGACGGGTGATGTTCGTATCGAGTTGGTCTCTTTTGAGGTTGAGGCTGGGGATGATGAGCGATGACACCCGAAGGAGATGTAAAAGTCATTCGAGACCGCAACCAGTTGCTGACTGTCGACGATTCGGCTGCGGCATTGGACAATCTTCGTCGCGTTGAGGACTCAGTTAAAGATGTTTCACGCATAGCCAGCGGTGGGGGTTCGGCTTCTACCTCAACTTCGACCAGCCTGTCCACCAGCTCATCTTTGGCAGTCAGTGGTTCTGGAACTGCCGCCACGAGTTCTGCGCGCATATCCTCTTCGACCCTTCCCCAAGTTCCATCCGTCCCTCGGGTGACGACTACTACTTCAACTTCAACGGTGACCGGAACCGTCACTGCATACAGCAGCAACGGAACTGGTACGGCGACAGTGAGCGGGGTGAGCACATCATTCACCAATGGAACTGGCATTACTTTGCTGGCTAATGATGTGATTGTTTTGAACAAGCAGGGTTCTACTTATTACGCGGTTGGTTTGATTTCCCGCAGCGGTGTTGGATACCCAGGGTCTACTTCGAGTTCGTTTTTTACACCCGCTTCCGCAGTTGCCGGTTTGCCATATCAGCCGAGCGTCGGCATAACGGTGTTCGGTGCAGCCGACGGCGCGGTATGGGGATCAACTGGAACCGTCGTATCGTACGCGGACGCAACGAACTACACGATCACCAGACCATCAACGTCTTGGGACAACATGTGGGGCTTATCCGACAACCCGAACGGGGTGTGGGTGTTCGTGAACCGCAGCGCAACATCGAACGGTCTACACGTCATCTATAACGGTTCTGGAACGACACACAACTACGGTACGTGCCAAACGCTCGGCACGTACGATGGCAAGATTTGGGTGTGGGCCGGATACAAGTCTGGTGTAGTTGATCGTCGCCTTGTATCGATAAGTAGTAATGGAACGGTTGCCGACTACACCAACGCCAACCTCAACGACCTCTCGACGGGTGCCAACTCAACTTACGGAGTAGCTGGTCCCTGGGGCGTAGTGCTATGGGATGGAGCCGATGTCGTGCTTTACAACGGCACCACTTACACAAAATACACATCCACCAACTTCCCGTCTCTGCCGACCGGCGCTACCGCTTACCGGGAGCGCGCATGCATGTCCTCCAGCCACTTCTTCTGGCTAACCGGGACTACGGCTGACCGCGATTATCGACGCTGGGAGTTTTCCTCTGCAGCCCGGTCCGACTTCAATGACTCCCTCCCATCCGGCTTCAACCATGACAGCATCGCAACAACTGGTGGCACCAATGCTGTGATTGCCGGCGATAACGGCACCGATCAGCAGTACCAGCTCACCAGTGGCTCAGGAGTCACCACCGTTACTTTTACCAGCACTAACGCGACCGAGTCTTTCCTCGTTGCCACCACCCCGACCTTCGAAGTGATTGGGAGGGTGCAGACCGACGCTGGCGTGTCGTCGATTGTGGGAATCAGCTAACCCCGTCAGGTTCTGCCCCCAGTGGAGAGGCGTGCCCTCGCATGCCGTTGAGGACTAACCATGACCAGAGAAGAACGCCGCCAACTCTTCATCCAGCAACGAGCCGCTGAGCTCAGGGCACAAGGGAAACCGGTTGACCGAGCTGCGCTCAGTGCCAGGTTTGATGAACTTGCTTCAACCCAAGAAGGACGGGAACGCATTACGGAGAAGGTTCAGCTTCGTGTCGCCGCTACAACACCAGCCGCTCCGACACCGGCCGCTCCGACACCGGCCGCCCCCACGCCAGCCACTCCCACTCCAACTCCGGCAGCTCAAACACCAGCCGCACAAACACCAGCCGCACAAACACCGGCCAATAATCAGTTCGACCAACCAAGCCAACCGAGCGGGTCTTCTTTCATTGAAGAGATTCTGAAACGGCAAGAAGAAGCAAACAGGATTCGTGAAGAGCAGTTCGCTCGCGACAGGGCCGCCCAAGCAGAAGCCCTACGCAAGCAGCAAGAGCGCGCATACAACGAAGCGAAACTCCTCACTGACCGCCAAATTGAACAACTCAACTCCGCAAAAGCTGGAGTCGAGCGAGACTTCGCCAACCGTCGCACACTCACGCTCAAAGACATCGCAAACATTCAATCCCAGAACCGTGCAAATCTCTCAGGAATAATCCGCCAGACCTCGGGACAACGTCGCCAAGGTCTCTCCAGCCTCGCTGCACGTGGACGCGGCATCGACCCGTCCGCCTCCCGCCGCTTCCTGGCTGGACTTAACGCCGACCAAGCAAGCGCGCTCGCCGGAGCCAGCGGCGGAACGTTCGAACAAATCTCACGTCTCCGTCAAAACCTTGATGCCGACGAGCAAAGCACCCAGGCCAAAATCGCTGATCTCAGCCGTCTGTCCACCTATCTCGGCACCAACGTCTCCAACTACTTCCCCGGGGTTTCGTGATGACACCCGATCAGATAGAGCGCTCCATGAAAGCGAAGGTGAAGACAAGCACCACCAAGCCGAAGACTTCTGTCGCCCCTATAACAAAAGCTAAAGCAACCAGTAATCGGCTTAAGGCGCTCGAATACAAACCGCTTCCCGTCGTCAACCCGTACCCGGAGTACGAAAACAAGATTTCTGGACTCATCACCTCCACAACGGGTTCACTGCAAGGCGACCTTGACCGGATCGCCGGCGACTACACGAAGGTTCGCGACCAGATTCTTGCATCGTTTGGAAACACCGACAACAAAGCACTGCTCAACGCCCGCGACCTCGCCCTCGGTGAACTGAACCGTCAAGCCGACGATGCGACACGGCAAGTGGCCGCCAACTACGAGGCGGCTCAAGCGCGTCAAGCCGGGTTTGCAGACCGTCAACTCGCACTCGCCGAGCAGGCCGCAATCCAGAACCAGTCGCTGGCGAACGTGAACGCCGGGAACATGGCTGCCTGGAACCAGCAGTTGGGAGTCACCGACGGGGATAGCACAGACATGGCTGCGATGTACGCCGACCGTGGCGCACGTGATGCCGCTGTCGCCCGCGCCCTGGGCGCCACCGCTGCAGGGTTTGAGAACGCGATGGGTACATCCATTGGTGAACAGCAGATGGCTATCCAAGGACAGATTGCTCGCGACCTCGCCAACCGCTCAGGTGTTGTTTCTACTCAAACTGCCCGCGACATAGCCGCCGCCGAGATGGCGAACAACGAACGTTTGAATAACGCTCTCCTCGACCTGTCATACCGCCAGTTGGGCGCAGAAGGTGCAGCACGTGATCGTGTTGGCGACCGAACATTCGCGCTCGAACAAGCTTTGATTGACGCTGGGCTCGCTGGCGGAATGTTCAACGTAGATAACTTGCGCAGTGAGTCTGACCGCAGATTCAATTACCGCAATGCTGCCCTCGACCAGCAGGCCCGTGAGGACGCACGGATAGCTGCAGCAGCAGCAAGTGCCGCCGCCAATGCGCGCTTCGAGCGCGAGTGGGCGCGTGATGAAGCCCGCTACCAAGATGCGCTAAACGAAAGCAACCGACAGTTCGGTCTCGATGAGAAGAAAGTGAACGCTGCTGTCGCCGGCGACCAGCCCGCTGCGTTCGTACCACCGTCGGGACTTGGTGCGACCTACTTCACCATGGTTTCAAACAGCAAGAACCCGAAAGTCAGTGCTGACAGCGAAAAGATGTACACCCTCGGAACCCTCATGCAGCCAAGGGGCATGCTCACCAATGAACAAGCCGGAACAGCGATGGCAATCTTCGGGACTCTCTCACCCGAAACGAGAGCAGAACTGAAGAAGAACGGCATCGCCAACTTCGATGACATGCAGCGGAAGTACCGCAGTCTGCAAGGCACCTCCACAGCAGGCAGGGACGCTTACTACGGCGGGAGATAGGTCGTGGCTAAGTCGTTTGCCGACGCCTACCTCGATGCGATAGGAGGGGGTTCTGGGTCGTCTGCGCTCGACCGCGCCATCACACGCAACCAAAACAACCAGGGTCTCTTGGGCAGGCTCGGCGCCATCCCCCGCGCCGGTCTCGGGATCCTCGCCCAAGTGGTATCACCGTTCGACTATCTCGGCGGTATCTCGCGCTCCATCATCATGGGTGCTGCGAACGAGGGTCTCATCGGTAAGCCTTCCGCAATTGACATCAATCGAGATGGCGACCCGTCGAACGACTACTCGTTCGCAACGAACTTGCGGCGCGCAGTACTGAAAAACCCATTCGACCCCAATCAGCGTGTCGCTGGATTCGGTGAGGTTCCCGGGTTCTTGAAGTGGGATGATGACGACAACTTTGCAACCAAGGCCGCCAAATCAGTCGGGGCTTTCACCGCCGACGTCGCCTCCGATCCGCTCACCTACCTCACTGGCGGCATCGGACCGCTCGCCAAGAAAGCGGGTTTGAAAGCAGTCGGTTCATTAACCGCGAAAGAAGCGTCCGGGTTGTTTGCGAAAGAGATTGCCGAAGGGGCTGGACGCGAGGCTGCCGAGTCGGTGTTGAAACAGTCGCAGCGTGTCGCCGACCGTGCCCTCCAAGAGATTGGCGACGAGACGTTGACGCAGAGCCAGCGTGTCTCGAAGTATGTTGCGAAGTTGTCCGCCGACGACCTTGCGCGTGAAGCCGGTGAAGAGATCGGCTTTCAGGCGACAGCAGTGTTTCGCGGTCCCGGCCGCAAATCATTGAAACAGTGGTTCGAGTCGAAGGCAGATGAGACCGGGATCGACGGGTTTCGCGGGCTGTACAGCAAACAGATTGACGATGTGCGTGGCGGTTTTCGAATCACTTCTCCAACCGGAAAGACCTGGGTCAGGCTCACGCCCGGCGGCGTCTCCCCCATTGAGCCTCTTCGCAGCAAGTTGGGCGTCTCGAATCTTGGACAGAAACTGACGCTCGGCGCCGACCGTGCACTGCAACAGGGCGCGAAACAGTCGGCTGCACAACTCGCCAAGGAAGCTGTCGGAACTGAAGCGTTTCAACGCGTGCTTCGCAAAGCCGCAACCCAGGAAGCAACCATCACCACCGCGAGAGTTGCGAAGGCGGCAACCCGTCAGGCAACCACAAAGATTTCTCTGCAAGCCCAAGAACTGGTCTCCAACTTCCAGTCAAAGGTGAAAGAACTCGACGACTTGAACCCCGGGGATGGGGAACTTCTCCGCCAGAAGACGAGCAAGTACATGCAGGAGTTCGACCTCCCAGATGCGCAGAGGTCGTTCGACGATACGGGTCTACTTGGCGACGCAACCGATCTCGACAACCTCGCACTTGACTACGCCCGACGGATGATCGAGTCGGACACCGGCACGTACGTCGCATACAAATCGAAACTCGGCAGCGCGTTCTCCGATGTAGGCGTTCGTCAAGGCCCTGGACGCTTCATGACGAAAGAAGCGCAGGACTTCAACAAGAAAATCAAGGCAAGCACCGTGTCTCGCAAGTCGACCGGGAAGTTCAAAGCATCTGAGAACTACTGGCTGGTCGACCCAGACACGGGTATCCGTCGTCGCATGACCCTCGACGAGGCGAACGAGGCAGTCCGCCAGGACCTTCTGCGACGCGGTTTCTCCGAGGAGCAGATACCGAAGCAGTGGTTCGAGACCGACGCACCGACCGTCTACCTCGCTTCGATGGACAAGATCGCTCGACGCGTTGAGCGGGTGTCCCCGGTTAAGGCGCTGCAAGACAAAGGTCTGCTGATAACCGCTGGGTCGGTGGGTGGCATCGACCCGAAGATTGTTGATGAGCGCGCGACCGCTGAGATTCGCCGCCTCGCCGACGAGATCGACAAAGCACTTCTCGCTGGCAACCGGGGCGAAGCCGACGAACTGCTCGCGGACGCCAACGAACTACAGGCGATGGTCGATGACGCCTGGACGCAAAGCGGTGCAGCCCAGAACGAGGCTTTCGGTGAGGTTCTCAGACAGCTCGCCAACTTGAAAGGTGCCGAGGCCCGCCGGGTCGCCCAGAGAATCGGTGCTCAAAGCCCGCAAGCTAAAGCGGTGCGGGCCGCATACACCCGCCTCAAGAAGGAACTCGACGAAACCGACGAGGAGTTTGCCTCGATGCTGTTCGACAAAACTCGCCTCGGCACCGTTGAAGATGCCAGCGGAAACCTCGTCCAGATCCAAGACGAGTTCATGAACTTGTTCGCCGAGAAAGAACTTGCCGTCGCCCTCACCAACTATCTGCGGGTGAACAGCGAGATGGGGCCACTCGCGAAACAACTTGAAGCACAGTTGTCCGCTTGGCGTCGCGCAGCGACAATCGGTCGCGGTCCCGCGTTCGTCTTGAGAAACCTCGGCACGTGGTGGAACACTGTCGTAGCCGGCGGTAGTTTCAAGGATTTCGCCGACGGCATCAAATACATGAAGGCACGCGAAGCGGCCATCTCCAAATACAAGAAGGCACTCCCGTCTGCCACACCCGAGCAACTTGCAGGCGACACGTCGCTCCTTGACTCGCTCATGAAGAAGGAGATGGAAGGCAAGACGCTCGGCGGCATGGACATGTTTGCGGCCCACCAGGCGATGGAAAAGCAAGGCATCTTCGGGTCGTCGCTGACGGACACCGCTATAGGCCGCGACGCCGACCTCCGCCCCGAGGAGATCACGGCACGAGGGATCATCGGTCGTGGTCGCAGTTCGGTGTTCTCCCGCACCCGCAAAGGCGAGGTCCAGGAAATTCGTCCCGAGCGGTGGCTGCAGCGCGGCTCACTCGGCGAACTCGTCTCCAACGCCCGCTCCCTCGAGCCCGGCCAGTTGCGTCCAATAGCCCGTACAGTCGACGCCGCCGTCAACAACCCTTACATCTACGGCGTCTCATTCCTCTCAGAACAGTCCGAAGTCTGGTTGCGCGCATCATCGTTCGCAACGGGAGTCCGCAGATACGGCTCCGATGAATTGGGTGGCGAACTTGCCGGCCTGCTCACGAAAGCGACACAGTTCGACTACCGCGACATGTCCGAGTTTGAACGCCGCTACCTGCGACAGATCGCACCGTTCTACATTTGGACTAAGAACAACGTCCCGTTCCAACTGCGCGCCCTTCTCGGCAGCCCAGGGAAAGTGAACATGGTTCTACGCGGCCAGCAACAAGCCGAGAACCTGTTGGGTAGCGACGATGAAACCTTGAACACCTACACCCCGGGCTGGATCAGAGAGCAACTTGGTTTCGCATCACGGTTCGCCCCCGGTGAAGGCAACCTCGCACTCTCACTCAACCTGCCGCTCACTGACGTGAACCGCTACGTCGTGCTCCCCGACCTGTCCAACCTTCCAGACAGCCCCGGAGAGATACCGGGAGCCCTCGTCGAGTCGGCTGGCGCCATAATCGGAGGCACCCGCGACGACGCGGTCGGTTCCTTGAACCCGTTCGCAAAAGCGTTGATGGAGTCGATCACGGGGACGAGCACGTTCACGCAGGCGCCGTTCACCGACCAAGCTTCCGGCCCGCTGTTCTCCTACATTCCAGGTGCGACGTGGATCGACCCCGAGACCGGGCAGCGTGTCGGCAGCGGCTTCGCTCAAACCCAACTCAAGAACCTGATTCCGTTCCTCGGTCAAGCAGAACGACTACTCCCCGGGCAGGTCGGCCGCGAGGGTGTCGAGAATGACCGCCTCCTTGGCAACTATCTCAGCCAAATCACATCCTTCTCCCCACTCGCCGTCTCAGCGACGCTGACGGAAAAACAACTCACCGGTGAAGCAAGTGCTCGCAATCGGGCTCTTGAAGACGTAATCAAGCGTGAAGCCCGCAAACTCGGTATTACGACCACAGAGTTGCGCGACTTGTACGACCAGGAGGTCAACTTCGCGAAACTGTACAACACCAAGGCGAGCGACAGCACATCATTCGCCCGCGCCTATTTGAAGGCACAGAAGAATCGGAACCGCGCACTCGCAGCCGCTCTCGCACCGTAGTCCTTGTCAGCAGGCGCCCCAACGCATGAGGTGCCTGCATGCGTTTACCTGTATCAAAACTTGTTGTGCCGTCCTGCCTGAAAGGGCAGGAGAACGGGAAACTGGATGCTTCGTTGTTGAAGCCGTGTGGTGTGTCGTCGTTCAAGATGGTGGAGCCAGCGGCAAGGGCTATGCGCGCACTCGTCGCCGCAGCAGAGCAACGCGGTATCCAGGTGCGAGCCACCTCGACCTACCGCACTTACGCCCAGCAGGTGGCGCTGTTTCGTTCCCGGTATCAACTCGAGCCGCTACCGGGCTGCCCGAAGAAGATTTGGAACGGACGAGTCTGGTATCAAAAACCACAAACCGCTGTCGCCGCCGTACCTGGAACATCTAACCACGGTCTCGGTCTCGCGATCGACTTCGCGGAGGAACGCGACGGCAGACCACCAGTCGAGTCTGTGTCTGACCGATTCATCAGATGGCTGTGCCGCAACGCCGACAAGTACGGATATTCAGCCGAGTTGCAGAGTGAACCGTGGCACTGGCGATACGTGGCTGGGGACAAAATCCCGCAAGCAGTTATCGATTTCGAGTTGCAACAGGACAACCCCCCAATAGCGAAGCCGTAGCCCGGCGGGAGACCACCTTGGAGAAGTCATGGAAGAAGCAAACCTTTACAGAACACTCGGAGAACTTGTAGCAGAGGTCCGCGAACTGCGCCGCCTCATCGAGGCGAACGCTGACCAAGTTGACCGCCGCCTCACGGTGCTCGAGCAAGAGGTTTCAGAGATCGCTGCATGGCGTAATCAGGTGAAAGGTGGAACCATTGCGGCTCGCTGGCTGTGGGTTGCCGCTGGAACCGGGGTCGGTACGGCAATCACAACCCTCGTGGCGCGCGCTGCAGGCGGCTGAGCCGTCAGGCCGAGCCCCTACACATAGAACCTTCGGAGGACAACGATGGCTGTTTATCAACTCGGTGGCGGTGGAGCCAGCTTCAATCCCCAGCCACGTACCTGGGAAAATGCGGAGTGGCTGACTCTAAGTACAGGTGCAGGAGCACCGTCAAGCAGCTCTGGTGGCTCGGGCTGGTTCTATTTTGACACCACTGGCGAAGACCTATACGGCCCTGCCGCATTTGATGGCGGCATCCCTGGATGGGACTGGGGCACCCCACTCGCCAATGTCGTGTTCTCCGCTACTGGTCCGACAGACGAGGCCGGAGACTGGTACGTCTGGGACGAGAACGGAGACGGTTCGCTTTACACCCTTTTCCAGAAGAAGACCGCCACGAATCACGACGACATTATTCGGTCGCAGAGCGGTAGCAGCTGGGAGTCCGTAAGTCCGAAGGTTTCAATTTTGGATATCTATCACGACATGCGTGAGCTCGAGCCGGTATTCGGAGTGATGAACGGCAATCAAATGATTGGCAACCTCTACACCTTCTCCGCGCAGACGTGGGGCGGCTACTGGTCGGACAAGATCGTCGAAGAGATTTCAGGAACTTATGAAGTCCAGGCGGGATACGCAAACAACTTCTTTCTGACTCTGACCGATGACACGACGCTCAACCTCCCAACCGACATGAACGCCAGCGTCGGATACAGCGATGCGCTCGCCAATAAGTCATCCGAAATCTCAGTTCTTATCAAGCAGGGTGGAGAGGGTAATCACACCTTGACCTGGGGATCGATGATCTTGGAGCCGAGCGGAGGTCTAACTCTTAGCTCGAACGCCGAATACGTCGATTGGTTCAAACTGATAACCGTTGACAACGGCACAACCTGGTACCTCAGCCGCGTCGGACAGGGCTACCAGCCATAGGCCGTCAGGATTGGCCCCCAGTAGCGAGGTAGACACATGACCGTAACCACCACCCCATCCAACCTTCTCGACGAAATGCCCGCAGGTGGCGAGTGGTTGATTCAAAACCTCGGCTCGGCCGCCATCTATCTGGCCCGCACCGAAGCAGACTGCACGACCACTGACGGCGTGAAGATTTCAGCCAACGAAGCCATCGCAATCGATGAGCCTGCCCGGGATTTCTCTCGCACGGGTCAACTCTGGGCGCGCACCGCGTCTGGAACCGCCGACGTTCGTCTTCTCCGCCTCGCCTAATCCGCAGCAATTGGTCTCATGGCGGGCTTAAAGCCCCTCCAAGAAAGACCTTGCCTGACACTAAAACGCTCGGACGGTACTGGTCATGAAACCAGTTGTACCCTCCCACCCTCAGTTCCACAACATCGTCTCCCGTCTCCGCGAAGGTGATTCTCCTTCGGCTATTTGTCGCGAGATTGATCCACCTATCTCGAAGAACACCCTCGAATCTTGGTGGAGACGCCACTCTCAAACCATCTTGGCCGTACCAGCAGAAGTGGTGCAACGACCCGATGAGCCGGTAGTTGAAACCTTGGCCTCCGAGATTCTCGACGAGCGACGCAAACGCGAGATCGCTGAACGAAAACTGAAAGTCCTCGAAGCCCAATTGAAGGAAGTTGAAACCGAGATGAGTGAACTCGGTGAGATAGCCGCGCTGCTAAGCGGCGCCAACAGCCGCAACACCACGGCCCCTGATTGGACGATCGCGAAGAAGAGCCAGGACGAGCACGTTGCGATTGCCAACCTGGTGCTCTCTGACCTTCACCTCGACGAGGTCGTGAAGAAGGATTCAGTTCGTGGAGTGAACGCGTTCAACCGTCGCATCGCCGAGCAACGTCTGGAGCGCACATTCCAAAAAGCGATCTGCTTGCCGCGCGACTACATGTCCGGTTTGAAATATGAGG